AAAAGGAGTTGGTGATATATGAGTTTCTTGTCATCGGTTGCCGGTGCTGCACTTGGCATATGGTCGGGCAATAAGTCGGCTAATGCCCAGGCTGCACTTTCACGTGAGCAAATGCAGTGGCAATCGCAGGAAGCACAAAAAACTCGCGATTGGCAAGAAAAAATGTCTTCTACCGCCCATCAGCGTGAGATTGAAGATTTACGTAAAGCCGGCCTGAATCCCATGCTTTCCGCTATGGGTGGTCAAGGCGCGTCTACACCTGCTGGCGCAACTGCTTCTTATTCCTCTAATGCTTATACTGGTTATGGTTCGGATGTTTCTAACGGTATTAATGCTATGACTGGTATGTATTCTGCTAAGACGAATCGAAAGATTCAGCAGCAGCAGGAGAAAAATTTAGAGCAGCAAAATTTGAATCTTAGTGCAGACACATATAAAAAGACGCAGGAAGGTCGTGCTGCATCTACGGAAGCAGATTATAAAAAGGCTATGTTGGAGAGTCAATTAGTACAGTTACTTGCTAATGCGAATAATTTACAAGCTAACGCTGATTTTACAAAAGGTGTCGGTACTGCAAAAGCGCAGTCTGAAATTGACAAATACAATGCCGAGACTCGGTATATTAGCGGCCCGCAAACTGATATTGCGAATGCGACAACGGCAAATCTCGGTGCCCAGACAAATCGGATTAATGCTTTATTGCCCCATGAAATTGCAAAAATTGATAGCGATATCGAGAAGAATGTGCATGAAATTTTACGAATTGATTCTGAGACAAGCTTAAATCAAGTTAAAATGATGACCGAAAAGTATATACAGGGCGAGCTTAGTGCTCGCTCGCTAGTTGAGTATCTAAAAGCTAAAGGTCAGACTGAAGATAATGCGTTAAAGTATACAAATCGTGTGCGTGCTCAGATGGATCTAAAACAGTATCAAGTTCAAAATCGTTATTCTGGCGTCGCTCCGCAAGGTTCTTATGAATATTTAGCTCGTATTCTCGGCAATGCGAAAGGCCTTGTTGATGCTAGTCCGTTTGGCCTTATCACACAAGTTTTTAAGTGAGTTTTCTGTTAGAAATCTATTGACTTTCTATTTAAGCTATGTTATAATTTAAACATAGAAAGAGAGGTTGATAGGTATGAAAGAGTTAAAAAAGTCGAGAAGCGTTTATTGTACAGAGAGTGAATACCAGCGTTTGAAGAATGCTCTTGCACTTATTCGTGTTTATGATAATCTCGGTCCTCTTGCATTTTCCGAGAAGGATTTCGCTGAACAGTCTTTTTGGAAGATAGTGAAAGGAATTGATAAGCATGATTAAGTTTGTTAAGTTTATTTTGTTTTGCTGTTCGCTGCTGCTCGTTTTATTTATTGTGCTTTTCGTGCTGATTCTTGTAGTCAGTACGGTTGACGTTTTGTTTTGAGAGAGGAAATGATATTATGAAACGACAAAAAATGAGTAAGAAAAAGAGTAGTAAGAATTTCCGCCGCGGGATGAAGGTTAATCCCAAAAATAAGCGTTCTATCCCGATGCGTGGTGGTTTCCGGATGTGATGCTATCGTAGTTTGTTAGGAGATGTTTATTGTGCCATGTTATCATCCTATCCCCATGTGGTATAGTAAGGAAATAAATAAAGACACTGGTAAGCGTTCCTTAACAGCAAATTATGGCAATGCGTGGCGTCCGCTCGGTAAACTCCCCGAAACGATTTATGTTCCGTGTGGTCAGTGTGTCGGCTGTCGGCTTGAGTATAGCCGACAGTGGGCCATGCGCTGTGTACATGAGTTTGAAATGGCTGGCTGCGTTGGATCATTTTTAACGCTTACTTATAGCCCTAGATATTTGCCGGAAGATGGTAAAATTCATAAGGATGTTTTTCAAAAGTTCATGAAGCGGCTTCGTAAGAAGTTTGGCAGTGGTCTTCGCTTTTTTGCTTGTGGCGAGTATGGCCATAGGTTTAAAAGACCCCATTATCATGCAGTTATATTTGGCTTACAATTCCCGGATTTAATGATTCATACGGTCAAAAATGGTTTTCAGTATTATCGCAGTCCGATATTGGAGAAGTTGTGGCCTTATGGATTCAGTTTGGTTGGTAGCGTTACGTTTGAGTCGTGCGCTTATGTTGCTCGCTATGTCATGAAAAAGCAGACAGGTGATGATGTTGACGAATCTTTACAACCCTTTGTTTTGATGTCGCGCATGCCAGGCCTCGGTCATGATTGGTATGAGAAGTATAAAATTCAGGTTTATCCCAATGATTTTATCGTTGTTCGCGACGGCGTGACGTGCAGGCCACCTGCATATTATGATTCTTTGCTTGAAAAGGATGATCCCGATTTGTACGAGAAAGTCAAAAAGGCTCGTCAAGACAAGTATCGTCGCGATGAGTCGATGACAACGGAAGAATATGAAATTGCTCAGATTCAAGAGCGGCTAAAAGCCCGTAAGCTAACAAAGCTTGTGCGAAAACTGCATGATGATATGGATATGTATGAGTAGATTCCATTTGACTTTTTGCCCCCCCCGTATGGTACTTTTGTATTAACGAGAGGGCATTTTTTTATATTTAAAATGAGCGATCCTTTTCTGTTTACTCCAAGCAACACTCCCTCTCGGAAAGGAGATCCTTGATTGCCACGGTGAAATTGTTTTGCTCTCGTATTAGTGGAACGGTGACGTACGGTGGCGTTTAGTCTTTATTAAAATATTTTCATATTAGAAAGGAGTTTAGAAATCACTATTCTTGCACGTGTCTTACACGTTATTTTTACCGCTGTTTTTGATTTTATTCTTAACGTTTTAAAAGGAGCTGTTACAAAATGCTTAAAGTTTACTCAATCTTGGATGATAAAGCACAGTGCTTCAATACGCCGTACTTTGCCCCAAATGACTTGGTTGCTAGCCGTTCTTTTAGTGATTTGTGTAATGATAGTCGGAGTCTTGTTAGTCAGCATCTCGGCGATTTCCACTTGTATTGTTTAGGTGAGTTTGATGACGAAAAAGGTCTTCTTAAGCCTTATGATGTGCCTAATTTTATTAGTCACGCCTTACAGTATGCTAATGTCGAAAGGAATGGTGTTGATGGAGATTCGTTCTAGATATAACGCCGGTGTCCGCGAAGGTTGGAAGTCGAGTACTCCTTCTATGACGCAGCAGCAGTTTAAAGACGAAGCAGATATTAATTATATCGTTTCGATGTATGATTCTTCCGGCGTTATGCCTACGTTTCACGGCGACGGCCAGCCGGCGCAGCCTGTTTTCGGCGATTTCGCATCACTGCCGGATAATGCGCAGGAAATGTATAATCGCATGATTGAGGCAAAGAATAACTTTGATAACTTGCCGTTGGAAGTTCGCAAGCGTTTTAATTACGACCCTGCCGCTTTTTTGGAATTTGCTGACAATCCGGAAAATTTAGATGAGCTTGTGGCCATGGGTCTTGCTACTAAAACTGTCATTAAGCCTAGTAGTGATACAGGAAATCTGAATAATAATACAGGCGATAATGTTGATGAATAGGCATTTTCTCAATAAATGTCACTTTTTATCAGAAAAGCTGAAAAACCGCATGGTTGTCACTTTTGTTTTCAGGTCGTACCAGTTCTACTTGATGTAACTGGTACGACTGACACCAATGTAAGATTGGTGCTCTAAATGTAGATGTTAGGAGATGCATAAAAATGTCAAAAAGAGCTACTCAACATAATTTTGCTATAAGTCCACAAAACCAGATTCCCCGGTCTTCGTTTAAGCGTTCCCACACAGTGAAGACTACTCTTGATGCAGGTCGACTTGTCCCGTTTTATATTGACGAAGTTTATCCTGGTGATACTTTTAATTGTAAAGCAACGCTTTTTGGTCGTATGGCTACGCCTATTGTTCCGCCTATGGATAATGCTTATATGGATACTTTCTTTTTTTTCGTTCCGTATCGTTTGCTTTGGAAGCACTGGAAGGAATTTAATGGTGAAAATCCCCTTGCTGGATACCAGAGCACAGAATATGAAGTACCTCAGATGACGGCTACTGGTGCACAGATTCAAACGTTGTGGGATTACTTCGGTTTTCCGACTGGTGTAAGAAATAAGTTATCCGTAAGTGCGTTTCCGTTTAGAGCTTATTGGAAGATCTACAATGATTGGTTCCGCGACGAAAACCTTCAGAATGCTGTTTCAATTCAGACCGGTGCGCCGCTTTCTTCGACTTCTTCAGAAGATGACGCATATGGTGGCGATGCTACGCAAGACGCTACAACGGCGCAGTGTTTTTATCGTGGCAAGCGTCATGATTACTTTACAAGTGCTTTGCCCTGGCCGCAAAAAGGTCCTGGTGTAGAGCTGCCTCTTGGTCAGACTGCTAGTATTACTGGTTCTTTGCCTCTTAGCGGCTCTGTTGGTATTGCTGAGCCTTTGTCTGGTTGGACGGATCCTAATCCAGGTTTATACGTTCATGTAGCTGGTGTTAATACTGAATCTTTTTCTACTGTGAAGTTAAAGGGTGGTCAGCGTCCTGCGCCGTCTAATTCGCTCGATACCCCTTTAAGTTTATCTCTTAATGGTACTGCTGATGCAACTAAAGCTACGGTTGATTTATCTACCGCAACTGCAATTACAATTAATAGCTTACGTTCTGCTTTTGCGCTGCAACGATTTTATGAAAAAGACGCTCGTGGTGGTACGAGATATACTGAAATTATCCGTTCGCATTTCGGTATTATTTCGCCGGATGCTCGCTTGCAGCGTAGTGAATACCTTGGCGGTGATTCAACCCCGATTATATTCAATCCTGTTCAGCAGACGTCTTCTACGGATACCACTTCTCCGCAAGGTAATTTATCTGCTTATGCTTTGATGAGTACGCGTGTCCATGGCTTTAATAAGTCGTTTACGGAGCACGGTATTGTAATCGGTTTGTGTAATATCCGTACTGATTTGAGTTATCAGCAGGGTATTAATAAGACATGGCTTCGACAAACTCGCGAAGAATTTTATTGGCCTACTTTTGCTCATTTAGGTGAGCAAGCGATTCTTAACAAAGAAATTTACGCGCAAGGTACTGAGGTTGACAATCAGGTCTTTGGCTATCAAGAACGCTATGCTGAGTGCCGATATCATCCGTCTATCATTACTGGTAAGATGCGTTCAACATATCCTCAATCTGTTGACGTTTGGCACTTTGCACAGAGATTTGATGCGCTGCCGGCTCTTAACGGCGAATTTATTCAAGATCAAGCTAGTTATCAAGCAATTCAGCGTATTAGTGCGGTGCAGACTGAACCGCAGTTTTATCTTGACGCGTACTTAGATTTGAAATGTGCTCGGCCCATGCCTGTTTACGGTGTTCCTGGTCTCCTTGACCATTTCTAAAATGTTCCTGGTCATTTCTAAAAGGAGTTGGTGATATATGAGTTTCTTGTCATCGGTTGCCGGTGCTGCACTTG